GTGCGGGAACGCGAAGTTGCCCGGACCCGGAATGCACCGAGCATATCCTCTCCGTTCAAGCGCTCGGATAGTCCCGAGAGAACACCCCATCTCGTAGGCACTAGATGGCTCGCGCTCTAAGTCTGACAGGGCAGACAACATGGCCTCAGTCAGCTTAGCCATCCCGCGCCTCCAGAGCTTTGAGGGCGGCACGTCCGGCAGCCGTCAGAACATAGGCAGATCCGTAGGGCTCGCCGTCCTCTGTGAAGCATCCGCGCATGAATTCGAGATAACCGGCATCACGCAGACCGTGGACAAGTTCGCGGATTTCTGCGCGCGACAGGCCAGTCCGCTGTTCCAAAGCCTTGAAGTGATACCCCATCCCTTCATCTTGTCCTGCCCACTCCTGAAACAGCTTTCGCTGCGCATCTGGCATCTTGGCGATAAGGTCACTGTGCATCACGGCCTCCCAAAGCTGCCCGCAAGGTGCCTTCGGCCAATGCAAGCCACTTCTTTTTCGTGGCTTTTGGAGTGCCTTCCCACGGCGTCAGGCGCTTTCCGGCCTGCAGCGTCTCGCGAAGATGCTTTGCGGCGCGGTCAATGGTGTCAGCGTCAATTTGCATCACGGCCTCCTTTCAGGGAGCGGATGGCGGCTGCGAGAGCGTGCCAGTCGGATGGGCGAAGCTTTACAGCCTCTCGGGCTGGGGGAGTTCCCGCGCCTTCCTCTGCCCTCGATAGTGCGAGCTCTATCCCTCGCACCTCGTCGGGAGACAGGATGGCGTAGCCGGAGGAACGGATCTGATCTAAGGCATGCTGGGCCATGCGACTTGATGAGTCTCTGAGGCCCCACTGCCGGAGAGCCCCTGCTATAACCTCCCGCGCGCTCATGGCTTGGCTCCTGCGAGTGCGGATCGAATAGACGGCAATCCGTGGACTTGATCGCCCTCGATGTAGAGGCGAATGAGCATCGCTATGGCCTGCTTGATCTCGGCGGCGACATGTTCGGCAGTATCGCGACCCTCAGCGAAGTGGATTGCAGCTTTGACGACTTCGCCGGCTTCCTCGGCCACCTTGGAAATCACGTAGTTTGGTTGCGGGAACTTGCGCATAGCCTTGTCGGCCTCTGCCCATGCGTCCACGAACAGTTCAGACACATCATCATCAGGAACCCCGACACCCCTTATCGCGCTCGCGTCGGACGGGGTGGCAATATGCGAACCGCATGTCACGCAAATCGTCTCACCTTCCGAGCGCGAAACAGAATGATCGCAGGCCCTCGGCCCCGCCTCTCCGGCAGGCTCGGCAAGGACGGAGATGCGCGCGGCAAGGCCGTTCTTCTGGGATGTCGAGTTGAACTTTTCGATGGCGGCGGCTTCTAAATCTATCCCTGCCGTTATGGCGCAGAGGATCGCCGTGTGAACAACGTCCGCCAGTTCTTCGGCAAGCTGCTCCTTCGTGGCGCGCGAACCTCGCCAGCCCAGCCGTTCCCGCTCCAGCTTTTTAATAACGTTGCAGGCTTCTCCAACATCGCCCGCCATTTCGTTGCCCCGGAAAGACAGGTCGGGCTTCTGGTCCGGGCACCATTCTTCCTGCCGCTCGGCGTGGGCAGCCTGCAAATAACCAAGCGTAAGCGCCTTCACCCGCGCCCAGGTAAGGCGCTCGGCGGCTATGCGTCCGTCGAGTTCTCTCTTGTAGGCTGCGCGATAGTCATCACGCTCCCGCCTCACCTGTTCAAGCTCGGTGCGGAGGGCTTCATAGTCTGAGTATCGAACGAAGCCGCCGGATGCGTGGGGGACTTTGTTGACGCATGGCGCATCCCATTCAGGGTCGTGGCCTAGCGTGAATGTGAACCTGCTAACCATCTGCGTTGCCTCCTTCACGGGCGCGGCGGGCAATTTCGGCATCAAGCATGGCCTGCGCGGCTTCTTCGGTTTCAGCCTCGACCCAGAAATCGTCGTCGCTGTCTGCGTCATCTGCGGGCGGCAGCGCGGCGCAATACATGACTTCCACGATGCCGCCACGCGCGACGGCCACAATTCTCCCGGCGTTTTTCGATGACCAGTCGTAGGCGTTCTGGACGATTTCCTGTGCGCTCTCGCCGCAACAATCCTCGCTGGTATCGTCTTCCGGCCAATACCACTGACAGCCGTTCAACTTCTTGCGGAGTTCCGCATTATCGGCTTCCAAGGCTTCGAGGCGGGTGGCGGCATCATCCAAGAGCGCTGCTGTATGCTCAGATGAAGGCCCACCCATGCGGTAGCTTTCAGCGCGCTCGCGCAGCCGTTCCACCAGCTCACTCGACATGGCCAGCCTCCACGGTGGGGGATGCGGGCGGAAGCGGTAGGGGCTGCCAATGGGTAACCTCTCGCGCTATGCCTCCTGCTCGGAAACATTGTTTTTCCCCATCATAGAAACCGATACGGACTCCCCACCCGCCACCTTTACGGCAATCCATGTCGTGAAGATCGCAGTGGCCATTCAAGAAGCAGAGCACGTTCTCGCTATCTTGGCCCTGCTCGCCCGGCAGCCTGTCACTGACACTGATCCAGCCATTACCCCCACCACCTGCGGAGAGACGGAGCGCGGTGGCGGCTTCCGTGAGCAGATCGGCATTCTCGCTGTCTTTCAGGTCGCGCCAGTCTGTGGCGGCATTATTCAGCCTCTCCAGTAGACCCGCCACATCAGGCGGCGTTGCGGCTTCGAGGTAGGCGCGGATGGCGGCTTGGGCTGTTACTCGACAATGATCCTGATAAGACTTCTCGGTTTCCGGGAACGGATAATCGCGGTTCGTACCATCTTCACTCCAACTGGTATCGATAGCGCTCGCTGCCGCTTCCAGCGCCTTTTCATTGAGATCGGTCATGCCCGCACCTTTCTGATGATCTGCTCGGCCGCGGCGATGTCGCCCGAAACCTCGTAGAGGCGGACGGCCAGTTCAAACGGGTCGATTTCGTGCCGGCGCCAGAAGGCGAGTTCGTCGCCCATAGCGTGCTGGGCTCGATGCTCTGCGGGTGTCATCGGAAGGACCCAGCAGTCGTCAGGCTTCCGGCCAGCGCCGGTCCAGACCTTTCGATGCAGCGCACTGCCCGCCCGGATATGGCAGGCCTCGCAATCGTAGACGCCCGAAATCACGCTTGGTAACCGGCGGATGAAGGCCAGATGCCTCGGGTCTTCCAGTCGGCGGGTCTTCTTGCTCGACGGGTCGAGGGTGAAGGCTTGAGGGTGACGGCGGACAGCATACATCACGCAATCTCCCCAGCCTCAACACCAACGATACCAGCGATAATCGGCAGCGTGTCGCCGGCCTCCTGCTCTCCGAAACAGACCAGCTTGCACTGCTTGACGACGGACAGGGCCTTGTCGCGCGCCAACTGGGTGAGGTTGGCCGGCGCCGTCTTGCGAAGATCGGTAGCGATGGCCGAGACGAGCTCCTGCTCGCCAAGACCAGTCGCGGCCCAGAGCTGCTTTGCAAGGTCGAGCAACCATGCCCGGTCTTCGGGAGTGAGGTCGGAAGAAGGCGCGGCCGTTTCCGTGGTTACCTGACCGGTGTTGTCGCCTTCCTCCGAGGTGCCCGATTCATCATCAGGCTGTGAATTGGTGGCAGCAGCGGTTTGAGAGGATGGCGTGTCCCCGCCGCTGCTGCCGTCGTCGGGAGAGGGCACCGACGATTGGGAATTGTCTTCGGTCTGGCCGCTGTCAGCCCCGCCAGTGAGCGCAGCTGTCTCGCGGGCCACAAAGGACTGGTCGAAGCCTTCGCGCGTCTGGAAGGCTTCCTCTGCCCGTGCTTGGGCAAGGCTGTCCCTGAGACTGCCGCCTCCAGCTTCGTTGATGTCTTCCTTCAACTGGTCGGCAGCGGTGGCTATCGACTTGAAGGTGTCTTTCATAGGCTCAAGCTTGGCCTGTCGCGGCCCGAGCGCTTTCCACCATTCCAGCAGGGCGCGCATACCGTTGTTGGCTGCAAGCAGGCCTTCGCGCTTTGCGGCTTCAAGCTCTTGGTCGATATCCACCCCTTGGTCAGCCCACTGCGCTACCGATTTGCCGACTTCCGGCGTGATCTTTTTTCCGGCCGGAAAGGCGAACTCGAGGTCGCCGGGGCATTTCTGGATGGTCGGGACGTGGGTTCCCTCCGCCAGCATCATCGAGACAGTCATCTCGTAGATGAACATCTTCTCCTGAACGACAACGAAGCCTTCGTTCACAATCTCGGTTTTGCCGTTGACCTTGACCTGAGTGACCTTCTCCTTGACCCTGCAGCAGAAGATGAGATGAGCACGGGTCTGCAGAAGCTCGTTCATCAGCTTCTTGTGCCCAGCCTTCGGCTTAGCCCAGCAATGGAGCCCTGACCGCTTCGTCGATTGCTCGATAGCGTCGGCCTGCTCCAGAACGCCGCCGGTGCCCTCCCACTCATGAGAAATGCTGTCGACTATGATGGCCTTGTAGCCCGCGTCCTCGAATGTTTTGATCGCCTCGATGTAACGGGCGGACGTGAAAGGCGGGTCCAGATCGATGACATCGAAGCCGCCGGCCACATCGGCGTAGAACCGGGAGCGCTTGTTCTCAGTGTCGACAAAGCCGATCTTGCCGTTTGGGCCGACGAGCCCGCGAGCGTACAGGATAGCGGAATAGGTCTTACCGGAGCCCGAGGGGCCGGCAATCGATGTGAGGGTGAACGTCTTTTCGCGGACGGCGCGCTCGATCTTCATGCTGCGCTCCTGACTTGGGGAAGTGTGCTGTCTTTCTCGTGGCGGTCGCTCCACCACTGGGGGGCCGACCACGTGAACATGGAATCGCTATAGGTCGGCCAGTCGTTCTCGGCCAAGCAGCGGGCGAACGTATCGATCGCCCGACGATTGATGCGCATGGCGGTATAGATGTCGCCGTTATCGAGCGGCTTGATGTTGAAGGCGTAAGGCGGCTTCTTCTCAACGAATAAAAGCACTGCCTGATTGATGTGACCGGTGCCAACTTGCTCCAGCGACGTGATAGCCAGCGCCATCTGCAGAAGGTAGCCTTGGTCCAAGATTGACCGGGCGATGCCGCGATGGGAAGCGTCGGCACAGGTCTTCAAGTCTGCGATCACCGTGTCCGACGGAATGCTGTCTGGACGCGACTTCACATAGACGCCGGTCTTGTCCTTGACGACTATCGATCGCTCGATGCGACCACGCAGAAGATCGAGTGCGTCACGGTTTCGCGATAATTGCTCCGCGATGCCGTTGATGGCCTCGACCTGCGATTTCAGAAGGACGGTCTTGCCTTCGGATTTACGCGCTGCAAGCCATTCCTTGCAGACCGTGGCATTGCCGTTCCACGGCTTCCAGTCGCCGTCATCGTTCTCATATTTGTCCGGTCGGATGACGTAATCGTCACGGAATCCGTCCTCGCCAAGCAACAGCGTATGTGCCGCTCGACCAAGGATCATGGCCTCGGTGTCGTCATCATCCTCGACACGATCAGGGTTGAGATAAGACGTCGCCCAATAGTGAAGGGGCGATTTGTTCTCGATGGTGCGAAGCCCACTGGAGGAGATCGACGGCGCGATGGTCAACTGACTATGGTACGCCTCCATCGGTATTTTCCGATAGATGCCGGGCTCAGAAATCGGATTACCATCCCAGATGCGCTCACCGCGGTGACCATGAACAACGCTCTCGGCAATGGCGCCGACGGATTCGAAACGATCGGGTTCAATGCGTTCCATCTACGCAGCCTCCAATTCATGTTGGGATTCAGCCTCTCGCGCCAGATCGGTGACGATCTGCGCCGCTTCCTCGCAGGACAGACCGGCAGTCAGGAGCAATTCGTAATCTCGGAACCGGCGAGCCCATTGACCGTCAGCGCGGGCAAGGCGGGCGAGTTCGATGGTGATGAGTTCGGGAGCGGGGAGCATCAGAGTGACCCCTCCGGCTGATATTCCGGCTCGGGGAAGTACTCTTCCAAGCGTTTCCGCCAGAAATCGCGGCTCTCGTGCCACTGCGGTCCGACACTTTCTTTGACGACAGGATCGCGGTTCTGCTCGATATACTCGTCCAGCGCATCCGGCGTCGTGTGCAGCCCGAGCCGGCGCTGGACGCCGCCATCATCAAGCCTCCCGGCCTCGCGAAGTTCGTAAAGCGCCGTCTGGAAAGCTTCATAAAGGCCCCGATAGTGGCCGGTCTCGACTTTGCGCCATCGGTAATAATCGTCGCGAGCCCGATGGACTTCCTCAGCCTTATTCAGGCGCTCGACTGCACGGCCGATGGCAACTGCATAGATTTGCTGCTGCACCTTCGTCAGAAATTCGCGGCGGTCGCCATCGTTGAAACCGGGTGAAGCGTACTGCTCCGACATCTTGTAGACCAAGGCGGCGCGTGCCTCGTCGTCTGCCATGATGCCCTCGGCCAGTTCCTCCGCCGAAATGCGCTCAAGGATGAACCCGACAAGATCCTCAATCGGCAGGGTGATCGCGCCATCGCTAACGCTCATATTAGGGAAGTGCTTGCCGGGGTCGCTCGTTGCATAATATTTCCGGCGTGCCGTGACCTCGCCATCTTCCCAGACGGTGATGTCGAAATCATTCAGAGAGTGGACCTTGCCCTTGCGCTCGCCATTGACGATCTCGTGGTCAACCTTGAGCGTAGACGGGCGGTCCTGATAGCGGCTGAGGAACATCACGCTGCCCTTTCTTTGATCGCCAACGCCTGCTTCCGCTGCTCACGGCGGAACTTGTGGCGGGACCATTCCTTTGAAATCATGCGGTGTCGGACTTCCGCGATCAGGTCGTCGGAGAGCCAGGACAGGTCGAGTGCGCCGCGCCGGTACAGGACATCGAAAAGTGCGTCCTCGAACGTGTTTCGTCCGTTGTGGGTGTAGTTCGCCAGCTTGATCTGGTGTTCGTGGCGGGGGCGGGTCATTCTGCGCTCTCCGACTCTGATACCCCATGCAGATCGACAGATTTTCCGGCTTCCGTCACACGAAGCCGGCGGCGGTCGTAGCGCTCAACAAAGCCAAGCCGCTCCAGTTTCGACCATGTTCCGCGCATGACTCCGGCGCGCTCACCGCCGGCGAGAAGAACTTGGCCGGGGCCGGCAAAGACACCGTCGCTGTTTCGATTGCGAAGCCACTTCAAAGCGGCGAGTTGGGAAGGTGTCGCGCTCATGCCGCCCTCCGCACGTCACGCACCCGGCGCTGCAAAAGCTCGTCCTCGTCCACCCAAGACCCGAACTTGGCATAGGCATTGGCCAGAGACATCGCCGCCTTGCGGTTGATCGGAACTATGGTGTCGAGCGCTTGCTGGCGGAGGAATTCCCGGCCCACATATGCCGCGTCGATCGCGTCAAGGATCGGCTTGCCCCGATTAAGCTCGTACGGCAGGTCAGAAGCGCGGGCGGACGAATACGACGCGGTGGTCCAGTACACGGCCCGGCCCGAAGCTGCGGCCTCGATGGCCTGCTCCAGCATGATCGTGTCTTCGTTCTGATACACCGCCACCGCCGCCAGCAAGTCCCGGCGCACCTTCATCGGCGTATCGGCAAGGTAGTCCCGAGCGTGGATGTTCATCTGTCCATCCTCCGTCAGGCGTCGAGTGCGAATGCGCGATGCTCCGCCTGCTCACAGGCACGGAAGTCGCGATCAGCCTGCCGGCAGACAGCAGCCAAGTCGCGGTCGAAAGGAGCGTGCTGAACTTCGGCCATCACCTCATCGAGCAACGCCGCAAAGGCATCGTCGGACATCCCGTGCAAACCAGTGCCGCAGGAAAATCCTATGTAGGCATCGCACAGTGCAGCTACGTCATCCGTGCCTGTGTGACCGCTGGATTTCGCGTAAATTGCGATTTTCTGGATGAAGGTCATCGTTCTGTTTCCTCTCAAGTCCACCAGATCGGCCGGAGGCTTCTTCGTGGTGGGGATGAGCGGTATATCGCAGAAAATGCGATGACATGCAAGAGGAGTATCGAAAAAAATGCGATACGGCATTGCGACGGATTTCGGGCCGTGGCAAAAGAAAAGCCCCGGCGGGATGATCCGACCGGGGCGCGCAGCATATAGATAACTGACCGCTTATGTATCAGAACATGACCGGATCGACAACGAAAAACAGGCCTGCGCGGCGTGAAAATCGCAACATCTTGTGTCTGCTCGGAGGCTCCCGGCAAGACGTAGCGGTTCAAGCGCGCAAAGCGACGGTCTTCAGGGGATTTTGCCCCGTCGCGCCGATCATCCGGTGCATGAATTTCCCAACCGCTGCCGATGGCGGGAATCACCGGACGAACCTGACGGGGAGTGGAGCGCCCGTCCTCGATCAACGCTTGCTGCGTGAGGAATAAACCCAGCCACCTTTTCACACCATTGTTGAGTTTCGATATCGGCGCGTTCCGTTCGCACCGCTGGACAGGCGGGAGGATGCCGGTGAAGGGCAGATGGGCACTGCCAAATCAAATGCTAGGCTGGGTGCATATCAGGTTCATGGATGCTTGGTCGGTGCGACGGACGCCGGCAGGAATGGACGGCCTTCGGTGTGTGAAGGACGCTCCTTTTCGAGACCTATGGAGAAAACGTAGAAAGGAAGGCGCTATGCGCGTGCTGATTTGCGGCGGAAGGGATTTCGGAACGAAAGAGCACGAGCGGCTTTGGGCGCTTTCCGAGCTTTCGCGCCTTCATTCCGAAATGCGGTTCACCGAGATTATCGAGGGCGGGGCTCCCGGTGCCGATGCCGGGGCGCGCATCTTCGGGGATATTGCGGGCGTGCCTGTCAAAACCTATCGCGCCAACTGGTTCAAGCACGGTCGAGCCGCCGGCCCGATCCGAAACCAACGCATGATCGATGAAGGCAAGCCCGATCTGGTTATTGCCTTTCCCGGCGGTCGCGGTACGGCCGACATGGTTGGGCGGGCGCGCAAGGCGGGGATTAGGGTCGTGGAGATTTCTCCCGCCAGATAGAGGCGGGACATCACGTTGGGTCGGATTACATAATATCCTATTGTAATTTTTGGCTTTTTCGTATCTGGCGACGAACGAGTTACATAAGGAGAATCAGATTTTTTTCGGTGACTGGCTTGACCGAAATGTGAAGTAGAACCGTGCATCTACCTCGACTTTCATCAGGTCGCGAGTCTGCGGTTTCCGAGCTCCTTTCTCACCGTCCTTCTGGATGTAGGAAGGCCTCCCCGGCAGAGAGGATCGCTTTACGTATTCGCTCGGACGGTTCTTCACCTTCATGATCAGAAGTCCACGAAGAGCTTTTTAAGCTCCTTGTCGTTGATGCTGTCCCTACATAAGTCTCTCATACGACGTCGGGTTCCGCCACCCGTGGTTTTGTAGCCCACGCAACCTCCATCCGCGTTCAGGACGATTTCCAGCTCCGTCCCATCTATAACTTTGGTCCAGAGCTTCGAGCTGTCTTGTATTTGCAAACGCCAATCCAGGCAGGGTCCATCAATGCCAGCGATAGCATTCGCCACATCAATGGCTGACCCGTATCGGTTTGCTGGGTCGACTTCGAGGCAGCGCCTTATAACGTTGCGCAGAGTGGACGGGATATGTGGCAAAAATGAAGACCTGTCCGGAAACCTCCCATTCCTGACATCGAACTGGAAAGCGGCGCGGTCAAAATCGTCCGGAGGCCCGTATTTGGCGAACTGGTCGTTGAAGTGCGCGTTGCCATTCGCCATGCGGTAGAGTGTCAAACCTACCTGATAGATATCGAACCTGCGATCAAAATGGTCTGTCCTTGTCGCTTCTGGCGGGATCATCTTGCCGTAGAGTCTGTCCTGGGCGGCGATGCCAGAGAAGTTCATCTGCTTGGCCTGGCCGAAGTCGGATACCAGCGCCTCTCCCCTTTCTGACAGAAGGATGTTGTCGGGCTTGATGTCGAAGTGGATTAGGTTCTTCGAGTGGATGTTGTGAAGCCCGGCGAGAACTTGGCAGCCCATGGCTATGATCTCACGGACGGTGAGGTGCCGCTCAGCCATCAGATTTTTGACCGATCCGTTGCTGTAGTAAGGCATGGCGACATAGACATGATCGTCATCGAAGCATGCGTAGTGCACCTGCACGACATTAGGATGCGCGCTAGCATAAAGGGCTTTGGATTCCGCAAAGAATTCGTCAGGGGAGTTAAGGCTTGCCTTGCGTAGCCGCTTGGCGACGATTTCGGCGTTCAATTGATGGTCGTGTGCGACAAAGGTATGTGAGTTCTGGCCATCGTGGCCGATCTCCCGGATAATGTCGAACGTGAGTTCCGCCTTGTGGTAGGGCTTAAGCATGCTCAGCCCCCATAGCGCAGAGGATTGCTTCCCTTGCCGCTTTTGACATTTTTTCCCAGTTCTCGACGCCGGGATATTCATCCCCGTCTACTAACGGCCTGAATTGCTTCCTGTTGATGCCAAGGCGGCCAGAGATCGAAGCTATCTGGCCCACATAGTAAGAGTGGAGCGTTGAACTGGCGAAAGCTTCTTGGATGACGCCTTCGATCTGGATGCGCTCGATGTTCGCTGACTGAGCGATTGATTCTGTCACGCGTATTCCTGCGCGCTCAATTTCGTATTCGCGCATGATATCGAGCAGGTTTGAACGGATGTATTTGAGAGCGTCCGGTGTCGCGAAGGCAGCGGGCACTTTCAGTTCTTCGACATTCAGAACGGCTTTCGCCGCGGTGTCGAAGACCGCAAAGGTGACCGTCTTTGGCGCGGCACGAATTCCGATTGTCTTCATCCCCCAAGCCCTCCCCAGAGCTACGCTGTTTTTAAGCCAAGTTGCCCCTGAATGCCGCCTTGCCTTTCGACCTTCCTCAATGCGGCCGGCGGCAGTACCGCGAAAATCTCGCCTATCCATTCCAGTTTCTGATCCTCGATCGGCATGGGGTCGTTCCACGACGTGAGGGTAACCGTTCCCGGCCTGCTGCCCTTTGTGATCGTTTTGATGAAGCGCCGACCTTCCGCCGTCCGAACCGCCGCCTCCATACCGTAAAAGGATTCGATCGGCTTCTTTTGCTCGCGGTAGACGACGATCACGGTCCCGGGTTTGAACACTGGCATCATGGAAATGCCGCTAACGATGAAGGCAACCATATCGTCGGGGACGGGAAAGGGGAGTAGAACCTGGTCCAGACCTTCCGGCGGCACCTGCTCGAAATCCGGCTCCACTTCCGCGCCGGCGCCGAGATAGCCCATGATCGGGACTTCGGCGCTGCTCGGCTCGTCGGTGGCGTCTGGATTTCGATAGAGGTCGTCCGGCTCCACGCCTAGAGCGTCTGCCAGCGGGATTTCCCGCTTCGGCATAATGCGCGTGTGGCTGTTCTCGATTCGGCTGATCGTCTGCCACTGGACGCCGATGGCATCCCCTAGATCGGCTTGGGTCCAGCCCTTCGCCTCGCGCAACTCTTTCACCCGATTTTTCATGCGACTACCGATAGCAAGCATCGCAAAAAATGCGTATCGCAGGAAATGTGATATTTGGCGTTGACGATATCGCATAAACTGCGATATACAGGCTTCGACAAACGGAGCCGATGCATGTCTCTCACCCTCAAAGATTGGCGCGAAGCAAAGGGCTGGAATACCCAGCGCCTTGCGGAAGAGCTTGGCCTCGATGAGAAGGCCGGCCCCGGAACCGTCTGGCGTTGGGAGACTGGCCGCAGCCGCCCGGATGCCGACGTGATCGCCAAGATCGAGGAAATCACCGCGGGCGAAGTTACCGCCAGCGAGATGCATGAGACCCGGCTGGCATTCCTCCGCTCGAAAGAGGGAGAAGCCGCATGAGCATCCAGTTCGCAACCGATCCGGCACCGGTGGTTGATCGTGTCGAGCAAACTCCTCCGGTCGGCGTTCGTTGGCACGAATATGCCGACATATTCCCTTGGATTGAGGGACCGGCGTTTGAGGAATTGAAAGCCGACATCGCCAAGAACGGTGTTCTCGAGCCGATTGTGTTCCTCGACGGAGCGATCCTCGACGGTCGCAACCGCTATATGGCGGCGAGGGCGCTCGGCATCGAATACCCCCGTGTCGAATACACCGGCGGTGATCCACTTGGTTTCGTCATCAGCCACAACCTGCAACGCCGGCACCTGACCGAAAGTCAGCGGGCGATGGTGACGGCGAAACTGGCCAAGTTGCCAAAAGGTCGCCCGGCAGAAAATACCGAAATTTCGGTATTTAAACCAACGCAAACCGAAGCGGCGAAGATGCTGAATGTCAGTGTCGACAGCGTGCAGTTTGCGAGGAAGGTTCAGGAACAAGGTACACCAGAACTTGCCCGCGCAGTCGAGGAAGGCAAGGTCAGTGTCTCTGCTGCTGCCTCGATTGTCGATCAGCCGCCCGAGGTTCAACGAGAAGTCGTCGCGCAGCCGAACGTCAAGAAGGCCGTTTCCGAACTTCGGAAATCGGTTCTCGAAGCGGCGAAGCAGGGCGCGGCCGGCGGCTCGGAGCAGTCGAACAAAAACCCCCACTATCAGGCTCCGACAAAAGCGGGTGAGGCGTGGACCAAGCTCTACGGCTCCTGCCGCGCGCTCGCTGAATGGGCGTCTGACGAAAACATGCTGCTGGCACTGCATGGCAAGGCGGAGCGCACCGACGATCAGACCGCAAACGTTGCCGCGATCCAGAAGGCAGCCGACGCGCTCACCAAGTTCCTCGGAGACATCAATGCTCAGTGACAAGCTTTCCCTCTTCTATCAGAAGGTGAACGAAGCGGTTGCGATCTATGGCCTCGACGCCAAGTCCGTCGCGGACGCGGTAATCACGGAAGCCTTTCCCGACACTATGGCGGCCGCTGGCCATGAAGGCGCGGATACTATGCTGAGGAATGGCGTGATTGCCTTCCTGTCCGCGTATTTCAAGCGCGCGCCGAAGATGGACCCGGCACAGCTTGAATTCGATATCCCCGCAACCCTCACACCGATCGTTTCGAAGCTCAAGAAAGAGGCGCACTACGTCGAGAAGCTTGGGCAATACGTCCCGGTTCACCTGCTGATCGCTAACCTCGACTGGCTGGACGATGCCCGCCGCTACAAGCGTCGCAAGGGCAACGAGACGTTGGCGGAAGCGGACGTGCTGGACGAACTCTTTGAAGCCGTCTCGAAGGAATAGGCGGCCATGATCGCTCCCATCCGCCGCGCCGGCCTGAAAGACGAGTTGCTGGCCTTTGTGGCCCGCTATCCGAAGGCAACCCCGCGTCAGGTCGCCAAGGCTCTGAACTGCCGGGAAGAATATGTGCGTGCCACGGCAAGCCGGCAGGGCATCAAGCTCAAGGTCAGGGCGAAGAAGAAGGCTGGAGCCAACTCCCCAGCGACTGTCTCTAAGCCCCGTGTCAGGATCAAAGAATTCCACGGGACCCCTGAGCAGTACGATGCCTTGGCTCGCAAGGTCTCGCTCATTGACCTCGGGCCGCGCGATTGCAAATGGCCGGTTGGCGATCTGAGGGATGCCGATTTCGGCTTCTGCGGACATGTGAGAACTCCGGGCAAACCCTATTGTGCTCACCATCAGAAGCGAAGCGAAGGGCCGGGAACGCGCGGTGAGCGTGCTGCGACCTCGATCAAGCGGGTGGCGGCATGAACACACTCGTTCAATTCGCCGGCGACGATCAGCGCCCACGCGCCAAGCCATCGGCATACGCTCTGTTCCTAATGGGCCTCGATACCGTCGAGATTGCCGAGCGGATTGGTGTTTCAGAAGCCGTTGCTTCCCGGCGCGTCTATGTCCAGCGCTGCCGTGAAAAGGGCCTTCCGGTTGAGACGGAAAGGCGTTCGGCATGAGCGTCTGGATCGACCTGTTTATCGCCCTATCGCCGCTTGTATCCGGCGTTGCTGGCTATCTGCTCGGTGGGGCCGCAGCGCGCCGCCAGATCGGCAAGCGTGAGGCTGCCCGGCGCGATCTTTCTGCCGAGCTTCGGAGCCATGTTGACCTTGAGCAGTGCGAGTTCACCCGTGACTGGCGGGTGAGGCCATGAGAACGGGTCATCATCATTGTCAGCCCTTCGCCGTCCCCAATCGGGGAACGGCAGTACCAGTTGCCGCGCTCTCGTCTGTTCTTGGCGGTTCGGAAAAGAGCGCATTCATCATTCCCTTTCTTCCCTTCGAGATCGAGCCGTTCAGGCCTGACCTCCACGCTGATCAGACTACGCGTGGAGATGTTCTATGTCCGACAAAAGATGTGTCGAAACCGACACGAAGCGTGGCGGAGGCGTCATGAGTACCGCAGTGCAAGAGAGCGTCGTGTTCCTCAACGCGCTCGCCAAGGCCCATCACCGGGGCAGGGGCGATACGTGGGGCGCGGCGCGAGACAGGGCGGCGAAGTCGGCGGGTGTCGAGCCGTCCTACGCCAAACGCATATGGGACCGCTGGCAGACGATGAACGATGTGTCGGGCGAGGCATATCGCCGGCTTCGGACCGCGTACGAGCGAGCCTGTGAAGCCAACGAGGAAGCAGCCGACCGCAACGACGCGGAACGGCTCGCAATGAGGAAATCCCATGCGGTTGATCAGAAGCCTGCTTCGGCGGGCCGTTTCGAGGACGAGGCTCGAAATTGAGCGGGCCCGGTACACGCCCCGGCGAATGATTATCGGGGCCGTAGCAGTCGCATCAGTTCTGTTCCTGGCTTCGGTTGTTTTCGGAGCCGACGAGTTCACCGGCCTGAGTGGCAGGCCAACAGTTCAACGAGCCAATGCAGGGTCTTGGTGATGGCTGAAAACAGCAAGATCGAATGGACGGATCACACGTTCAACCCTTGGATCGGGTGCACGAAAGTCTCACCGGCCTGTGATGGTTGTTACGCCGAAAACCTCATGGCGAACCGCTATGGCCGGGTGCGGTGGGGCGCTGGCGAAGATCGGCAGCGGACCAGTCTTGCGAACTGGCGGAAGCCTCTGGCTTGGAACAAGGCCGCAGCGGGCAAAGCCGAGCCCACGTTCGTCTTCTGCGCCAGCCTCGCTGACGTGTTCGACAATGAGGTCGATGATCGTTGGCGTCATGATCTGTTCGCCCTTATCGAAGAGACGCCGAACCTCACTTGGCTGCTTCTGACGAAACGGATCGGAAACGTCATCAAGATGACCGATCCGGCGCGCGGGAATCCTGTGCTGCCACGCAACGCTGCCATCGGCGCCACCCTTCCCAACCAGTTCGAATACGACCGTGACCGCATGAAACTCCGGGAGGTCAAGGAGCGGCTGGACCCGGCTTTCACCTTCGGAAGCTTCGAGCCTCTGCTTGGTCCCGTCATCCTCGACAAGTTCGCGCCTGACTGGATCATCACGGGCGGCGAGACAGATCAGGGGCAGCATAAGGCGCGCGATGCCGACCCCGCATGGTTCCGATCCCTCATGCGCCAGTCGAGCGATCTCGGCCGTGCGTTCTTCATGAAGCAGATGACGCGCAAAGCGCCGATCCCGAACGATCTGCTCGTCCGGCAGTGGCCCGTCCTCAATTCAAAAGAAAGGACGCCAGCATGACCAGCGACCGTTTCTGGATGGTCTATGGCGCGGGGCAGGGTGCTCCCACGGCCAGACACAAGTCTTTCGACAGTGCGCGTACCGAAGCGGAGCGGCTGGCCCGAATGGTCCCGGGTGTCCGCTTCTTCATTCTCGAAACCGTCGGTGCCGTTGAGAAGGTCGATGTCCAATTCATCGATCTGCGGCCCCGCGACCTTGATGACGAAATCCCATTCTGAGGAGCCCCGACATGAACGCTGGACACAACAGCCGCGAACTGACCGAGCTTGAGGAAAAGGCTCTGTTCTTCGATTGCGTGCGCAAGGACATCGCGCATCAGGCGAAGATCAAGGAACTGCAGGACGCGAGGAAGGCGGACCGCAAGATCGCCCAATCCTACAACATCGTCCTTGCCGATATGGATTACGCGATCCGCGCCATGAACGCGGACGACAAGGGCACCATCACCGCCCGCCATCTCCAGCAGTCCAAGATCAACTTCTGGCTCGGGCTCACCTCTGGATACCAGTCGGACCTCTTCGTCGATCGCGCTCCCGGTCTTGAGAAGATCGAGAAGGAAGGCGAGCGCGCAGGTTATCTCGCAGCGGAGCGTCCCGGCCCATACGCGAAGGGATCTGATGAGGCGGAGGCATGGGACCGCGGCTACGACCGAGCGCAGGCTGTCGTGCGGGACAATCTCGAAGCCGCAATGACCAAGGCGAACACAGCGGCCGACCAGACTGGTTCGCAGGAGCACATAGCCGGCCACGACGCCGACGATCCGTTTGCCGAAGCTGCGGAGTAAGTCCTGTGTCTCCGCAAACCCGTCGCCTGTTCTTCATCAACTGCATCTGGGGGCTGGCCGTGACCTCGGCCTATGCCTTCGTGATTATCATGACGGTGGTGAGATGAGCATCCATCCCGATTATCGGCAGTTTTTGAGCCGAAAGGTTCATGAAGGCGCGGACACCGGTTTCGAGCCGACGTTCATGCCGTCCGATCTTTTCGACTTCCAGAAGGCAATGGTCACCTATGCAGTCGAGAAAGGCCGCGCAGCGCTTTTCGAGGATTGTGGCCTTGGCAAGACTGTCCAATTCCTGACTTGGTCGCAGAATGTGGTGGAGCACACCAATCGGCCGGTGTTGGTGATCGCTCCGTTTGCAGTCGCTACGCAGATCGTGAGAGAGGCAGCGAAGTTCGGCATCGCGGCCGAGCGGTCTTCCGACGGCACATTCACAGGGAAGATCGTTGTCACCAACTATGAACGGTTGCCGGCCTTCAACCCTGCGGACTTCGCCGGCGTGGTGTGTGACGAAAGCTCCATCCTGAAATCATTCGATGGCGCGCGTCGGGCAGAGATTACCGACTTCATGCGCAAGGTGCCGTATCGCCTTCTGGCGACCGCGACGGCCGCCCCGAACGACTATATCGAACTCGGCACGTCCTCCGAGGCCCTTGGATACATGGGCCACATGGACATGCTGAACCGGTTCTTCCGCAATGACCAGAACAACAGCGCGACCCGACGCATGTACGGCGAGGCGCCCAAGTGGCGGTTTAAGGGGCATGCCGAGACGCCGTTCTGGCGGTGGGTGTGTTCGTGGGCACGGGCGATGCGGAAGCCGTCCGATCTCGGGTTTGCTGACGGTGGTTTTGTCCTCCCGGCTTTGGTCGAAAACCAGCATCTGGTCGAGGTCGATAGCCTTCCGAACGGCATGCTGTTCAATCTGCCGGCTGCAACGCTCCCCGAACAGCGCGAAGAGAAGAAGCGGACGATCAAGGTTCGCTGCGAACGTGCGGCCGAGCTGGCCTCGCATGATCGCCCGGCCATCGTCTGGTGCCAATTCAACGAGGAAGCCGACCTTCTCGAGCAAATGATCCCCGGCGCAAAGCAAGTATCCGGGTCACAGGCCGACGATCTGAAGGAAGGTCGGTTGATGGGGTTCGTTGACGGCGACTTTCGCGTCCTTGTCACGAAGGCGCGCATCGCGGCGCTTGGCTTGAATTTCCAGCACTGCGCGCATGTGGTCGATTTCCCGTCGCACTCCTACGAGCAGTATTACCAAGGCGTCCGCCGGTGCTGGCGCTTCGGCCAGTCGAAATCCGTCGTGGTCGATACCGTCCTGACGGAAGGCGAGCGCAAGATCATCGAGAACCGCCAGCGCAAGGCCGAAGCCGCGCGGGCGATGTTCGACAACCTGATTTCCGAAATGAACAACGCCATCGCCGTGGACACGTCGCGGGCGTTCGACAAGGCTATGGAGGTTCCGGCATGGGCGGCGTGATCGATCAGGTCATCGCGGACAATTACGCGATTTACAACGGCGATTGCGTCGACGTGATGCAGGGCCTTCCGGCGGAAACTGTGCACCTGTCGGTGTACTCGCCCCCCTTCGGCGGCCTTTACCACTACTCCAGCGACGAGCGCGATCTGTCGAACTGCCGGGACTATGACCAGTTCTTCGAGCATTACGAATATGTCGTTCGTGAGATCGCCAGGATCACGATGAGAGGCCGGTGTTCGGCCGTGCACTGCATGGACGTTCCGACGGGAAACACGGGGTCGGATGCCTATATCGACTTCCCCGGCGACATAATCCGCCTTCACCAGCGCATGGGCTTCGATTTCATCTGCCGGCACGCGATCTGGAAAGAGCCGCTCTGGGTTCGCAACCGGACCATGCAGAAAAACCTCGCGCACAAGACGGCCGTGGACGATAGCACCAAGTGCGGAGTGGCGTCGGCCGACTATCTCCTGATTTTCCGAAAGCGCGGCGAAAACCCGATCCCTGTGTCTCATCCGACTGGCTTCCTCGAATATGCGGGCGACGACAGCAAGATGCCGGTGGACGTTCGTCGGCTTCGCGGCTTCGAAGGTGACCAGAAACGGAACAAGTTCTCGCACTGGATCTGGCGTCGCTATGCGTCCTCGATCTGGGACGACATCCGCATGGGGCACGTCTTGCCCTACGTCGAGGCGAAGGAAGAGGATGACGAAAAACACGTCCATCCGCTCCAACTCGACGTGATCGACCGTGTTGTGCAGATGCGCTGCAACCCCGGCGAGACGGTCTTCACCCCCTTCATGGGTGTTGGATCGGAAGTCTATTCCGCCGTTACTAAGGGTCGCCGCGGTATCGGCGCTGAGCTTAAGGCCAGCTATTTCAAGCAAGCAATGCGGAACTTGGCCGGTGCGAAATTCGGTGACCGCATCGCGCCGCCTGTGCAGGAGGACATTTTCAGCGCCGCGCAGGATAGCGAGGCCGCGTGATGCTCATCCTCGGCCTCGACGGAGCGCAGAATACCGGCTGGGCGCTGTACGATACAGCAGCCAATCTGGCGGCCATCCGCGCCGGCGTCATCAAGACAGCCGGCGACGACTACGAACACAAGGCCGCTTCCCTCGGGCTTGGGCTGGTACGTCTGATCAAAGCAGACCGCCCCGACTTCATCGTGATCGAAATGCCGATCCGGTCCCAGCCGGCCGCGCGCCAGAAGCGCACGGTCAAGTTCATGGGCGAGGATCGCGTCGAGGAAGTGGCTAGCGGCGGGCTGAATGCCGTCATTTCTTCGAACCAAATGGTCGGTGCGTTGTCGGCAATCATCGGCGCCTTCCAGATTCCGTTTGAGACAATCGCGCCGGTGACATGGCGCAAGCAGTTTCTCGGCTTTGGAACGCGACCCGGCTGGCAGCGGAAGGATTGGAAGAAAGCCGTTCGCGATCGGTGCGCCCAGCTCAAGATCACGGTGACCAATGATGACATGGCCGACGCGGCAGGGATCGCATTCGCGGGCGCATCGCTCCAGACGTTCAAGATGATGCAGGCGCGGAGGGCGGCGTGATGGCCCGGGCCTATTACAACGAGATAGACCCTGCGGCTGCCCACATCCTTCGCGCCCTGATCGACGCTTACGTGATCGCGCCCGGCGATGTCGACACCCGCTCAATCAAGGATGTCCAGCCAGATGACCTTTCAGGCTACACGCAATGCCATTTCTTCGCGGGAGGCGGTCTCTGGTCCGTCGCAGCTCGACTTGCTGGATGGCCTGACGACCGCCCGCTATGGACCGGATCGTGCCCCTGCCAACCGTTCTCGGCCGCCGGCAAAGGGCTCGGAACCGATGATCCAAGGCATCTGTGGCCGGACTTTCATCGCCTCATCCGTGCCAGACGGCCCGCTGTCGTCATGGGAGAGCAGGTTGCGGGAAAGGCTGGCCGCGGTTGGTTCGACGGAGTCGGCGCTGATCTGGAAGGAGACGGTTTCGCCGCAAGGACGGTCGATTTCCCGGCTTGCAGTGTCGACGCGCCACACCAACGGAACCGCATGTACTGGATCGCTGTATCCGACGCCGACAACATCGAGGGGCGGGGACAACTCGAACAGCGCTGCGGTGAAGGACCGCGGACACGGGAACAACCTTCAGGGCGTGATGACGCATGTCCAGCGTGCGGTGGAAGCGGGCGGATGGGACCTTTCTTCCCAGGAGGGCTGTCCACCATCTGCGCCAACTGCACCCCCGTGCGCAGCGCACTGGATCACAGCGTCGGCAAGAGACTGGAAGGACACGCCGGGTATGGCGACGGAAGCTGGCGAAAGGAACCGGGTGGATCAGTTGCCGCGGCAGATGGCGCAGTCACCCCAAGCGTTTCATCCGACCCCGCTCTCACTATCATTCAAGGACAGTCATCAACCCGGCACGAACCGGACAATCGAGCAGATGCGAGCATACATGCCGACGCCGACCGTAGCGGACGTGCAGGGCGGTCGGAAAGCGAGATCGGGCGCTCGTTCGAACGAACCCCTGCTCAACGGCCTGTGCTTCGAAATGGAAGCTACTGGTCCGATGCCGACTGGATCAACTGCCACGACGGCAAAGCGCGGCGCGCCCAATCCGGTATTCGCTTTTTGGTTGATGGGCTTCCCGGACGAGTGGATCTCTGGCGCGTTGGAGGCAATGCGATCGTACCGGAAGCCGCGGCGGAAGTAATCGCCGCATTCATGGACGTTTACGGCGTTCCGAGGAGGGCAGCGGCATGAACGCCTATTCCCGCGACATACGACCCGCGCTCCCCGATGCCGTCGAGGCCGAACAAGCCTTGCTGGGCAGCATCCTCACCAGCAACGAATCGTACTGGCGGGTAGCTGGGTTTCTGAAACCCTCCCATTTCATCGAAGGTGTGCACGGCAAGCTCTACGAGATCATGAGCATGATGATTGCCGAGGGCAGGGCGGTGAACCCCATCACGGTCAAGCCTTACCTGCCCGAGCAGATGGTAGGTGAACTCACGCTGTTTCAGTACGTGGTGCGGCTTGCTGCGGAGGCCGTGACTGTTTCCGGCGCCTATGACTACGGCCGGGCAATCATCGAGATGTGGGCCAGATACCAGCTGATAGGTGTGGCTCAGGACCTCGACGCTCTGGCCCGCACCATGCCGGTGGACATGACGCCGGAGAAAATAATCACCGCGACCGCGGATCGGCTCACCCACATCGCTCAGGAGGGCAACGAGAGGGCTTCCTCGCTGAAGTATGGCGTTCTGCTTCCCAAGGCCATCGAGCGGGTCCAGAAGGCCAGCGAGGACGCATCGGCGCTGATTCCGTGGTTTCTGCCCGAAATCACGACTATCGCCGGCGATATCCGCCGGGGGAACTTGATTGGCTTCATGTCGGATTCGGGCGGGGGTAAGACCTCATTCAGCCTTCAACAGGTCCGCCACGCCGCCCTGGGCGGATACAAGGCAGCGTTCTTCTCGATCGAGATCACTGAGGAAGAGGCCGCACTACAGGCGGCGGCGCAGGCTTCAGGCATTTCCCTCGGACGGCTGGATGCTTTCACCCTGAACAACAAGGAGCAATCCGAGATCGAGGCAGAAATGGCCCGGTCGATGAATCTTCCATTCGATATCGTTCCGTTCTCGGACTGCACCCTTTCGGATATCCGCATTCGGGTGGAGGCGATGAAAAAGTCAACCGGGCTCGATCTCGTCGTCATCGACCATGCCAAGATGATCGCGCTGCCGGGTAAATCGGGCGACATTTTCGCAGAACGGATAAACGCCCTTTATCGTGGGTTGAAGGCCATCGCGAAGTCGCTGAACGTGGCCATGGTCATCCTGATCCAGAGAAACGAGGAATGGAAATCGCGCGTCAAAGCGGGCGGTACGCCGCGCCCCATGATCGGAGACGCATATGGCGGCGGTTCCATCCGCCAGAATTTGGACGTCTGGTTTTCGCTCTACCGTCCCGAGCCGATTTTCCGCGAGTTGATGACCGCCGAACATAACGAGAAGAGGCGCGATGAGTGGGTGAGAAAATACGAAGAATCGAAAGGGAAGGCGGCCCTTATCAACCATAAGCGGCGTCGCGGAGAGCCGGGACAATCCAAGCTTATCAAATTCAACGCCGAGTTTACTCGGTTCGAATCCGAACATTCGGAGATGCCACCTGCTTTCGAAGGGTTTTTCTAATGCGTCCAGCTAAGGATTACACCGAGCACAGATTCGAGCGCTTGGTTGCGCTTCGCCGGATAGGTCGTGCGCCCAACGGTGTCGCAATTTGGTCGTGTCGATGTGACTGCGGAAATCTGAAAGAAGTTTCCCAATCAAATCTCGTTTCCGGTCAGGTTCGCAGTTGTGGGTGTCTGGCCATCGACGTCTCAACGAAACATGCAATGACCGAAAGTGCCGAGTATCGCGCTTGGCAGCACATGAAGGAGAGGTGCAGCAATCGGCGCGTTCACAACTATCACCGATATGGTGGGCGCGGGATTAAGGTCTGCGACCGTTGGCAGGAAAGCTTCGAGAATTTCTTTGCCGATATGGGGCCGCGGCCATCATCGGAATACTCGCTGGACCGTTACCCGAACCCTGACGGCGATTATGAACCCGGGAACTGCCGCTGGGCGACGGTTAGGCAACAGACCCGCAACCGGCGCACGAATAGGCTCCTTTCCTATATTGGCAGGGAGCAGACCCTCACAGATTGGTGTGAAGAGTTCGATCTTGTCCCAAGCATCGTGAGTACGCGGTTGCGGCGCGGCTGGACGGTAGAGCGCGCGCTCGCCACGCCGATGCCAGGATCGTATCCCAAATCCCGTCGGCGCGCAGCGGACATGCCTCCTGCATTTGAAGGGTTCATGTGATGGAGTTCCTGCCCGATTACAAATGGATGCAGGTCAACGGGCGCTATCGGCCGCTGTTCCGTCTGTTCTGCTCGGATCGCTGGAAGTTCGTCCGCAAGAACGGTGTGCCGGTCGAATGTGGAACCGCCTCCGAAGCCGTCGCCGCTGCGAAGGAATGCGTGAAGGCTATCCTCAACCCGAAGATCAGATCCGAACACGTGGAAGCAATTCCGGCCGTTCCTGACTTCCTCGATCCTGCAGCATGGAGCCGGGAAAGGACGGAGCGGCAAGCCCAGCAGCAAGAAGCAACGTTTGGCACGATCTTCGTGAAGCACCGGCCTGTGAAGGTCGAGAAGTTGAAAAGGAGGCGGGCATGACCAAGCGATGCGTGATCTGCGACGCCAAGTTCGAGGCTAAGCCTCGCGTCATCACCTGTAGCCCAGACTGCAGGGCTGAAAACCGCCGCAGGAAAAGGCTTGAATATGATGCCGGGTACAGGGCGACAAATGCCGAAGCGATAAAGCAGAAACGGAAGTCCGATCCGGAACGAGCCCGCAGAAGATCAGCCGAATTGAGGGAGATGATCCGCGAGGTGGCGGAGAATATGGCTCTGGTGGGGATGGATCGTGTGACCGGCATTCCGCCCGAACATATCGAGCGGCGCCGGATATGGGACAGGTTCTCTGATCGGCGCTCTCTGACGGGGATCATCTTGGGCGATCCGATCCCTGAGCGCAGCGCCCTCGGCAGGGAGATGGCGGGATGAGCAAGCACCAGATGCGGCATGCTCGGGCTTATGCTGCAGGAGGTCGGGATGCATGTGAGCAGGTAAAGGCCACGCTCTCAAAGCTCGTGCCTGAAGACCGCCACAAAGCGGAACTGGGCCGCGTGATCGACAACATCAGGCAGACCCTTTTCCCGATGCCGGCGCCCAATGATGCGAGGAAAGGCCGGGAATGAGCAGAGAGGGCGGCCACAACGTCTACAAGGTTACACGGGCGCTAGGCGTCAAGGTGCTCGATGCCAGCCGGCATAGCCCGACCTCCGTGCGGCCCAAGCATTGTTACTGCATGCCAACGCTGCAGAAGGTGGTAAGGCACGGCGAGGGGCACCTGACCATGGTTCTGAGGCTTATCGTAGAGACCAGAGGCAACGCGACCGAGCTATGGGCCGCGACGATTACCGCTATATCCGAGCTGCTTCTGACAATGCCGTGGCTAATCGAGCGCGGGCTGGATCTCTTCGATGAGTTCGACAGGATCGACCTCGGCGCCCTCCGCAGAAGGGCAAAGAAGGTTAAAGGCCGACACCAGCAGGTCTGGGAGGCGATGCTGAACCTTCTGGCCGACCATTTCTACAGCGAGGACCAGGGTGACATGTTCCCCGACGACTGGAGGCGAGCGGCATGACCATTCACGTCACATATCAGGCATGGACCTACGATGCCGTGCGCGCCCGCATAGTCGAGGCGGCCGAAACGCTTCTGATGTCGCCCGCTGCTCTTGGTCCACGGATGATGGGCAGTATGTCCGAACTGTTTGACGAGTATCTGGATGACTATCGCCGCGGTGAGCCGACGCGGATCAAGCGTGTCCCCGCGCCCGGTGCTCTTTCCCGAATGGAAGAGACATGGACATGGATCAACACTTGGCTATGCGAGAAAGACCGCAAGCTGGTCTACGATTATGGCTTCATCGCCACACGGAAAGGCCTTACGCTGGCCAAGTGGTGCGACCGAAACGGTTGGGTAAAGCGAACTTTCGAACGCGCTGTAAACCGTTGCTGTCAACAGATTGCGGACAATCTGAACCGAAACCATGCAACTCGGTTGACGACGCCAGTTGACGAGGTGTCGCAAAATCAGTCAGAACGCGTGTCAACCGAGGTAGCCTCGGATAGCCGCGCACAGGTGAAGCGCACGCCTTACCACCGCGCGGATGACGCTATCCCGGTCCATATTCACGGCTCGGAAACCGAAATCGCCAAACACATCGAGAAGGTGAACAAGCAGCGCCGCGAGGAAGCGGAGCGGCAACGACAGGCTGCGCTGAAGAAGGCCGAAGAGGCTGCCCGGCTCGCTGCCAAGCGGAAGAAAGAGGCGGCATAACCATCCGATCGCAGGCGGACCCTGCGAGTAGGCGACGGCCGCCGAAGATAGCCGTGGTCGGTTAAGCGTGGCGCAAAGTCCTTGTGAGAGCCTGGCCTTCGGGTCCGACTAGGGCAGCAGTTATTTAAAGCACCCGAGGCGCGACATCAAATCCTTGACGGCATTTGCGGACACGAGTTGAGTTTTTGCCTCATGATCCGCAACGCGAAGAGCGAGAGCATGGCAGGTCGAAACGGAAGGGGCCACAGCGCCCCCGTCGCTTGCAGGATTATTACCTGGAATAGGTGAGGTGAGTGCGGCCTGTGTTTGGGCTCCAAGGGTGGATAGTCGCCACTCGATTGAGAAAATGTAGGCGCCAAATGCAAGCGAAGCGCTGATGATGGTCGCCGCAATGCCGACCTTATTCGCTGATTCCCACACCCTTGGCCCCTCCCCGAGTTTGAAAACAATCAAAGGTAATCAAACGTGGCACGCGGTGGCAAGAGAATAGGTGCTGGTCGGCCAAAGGGAGCCGTCACAAAGCGGACGCGAGCGATTGCGGACAGGGCTAGCGCTGAAGGGCTGACGCCGCTGGAGGTCATGCTGAAGGCAATGCGCAGCCATGCCGATAAAGATGAATGGGACGAGGCGGCTTCGATTGCCAAGGACGCCGCGCCCTACATGCATGCCAAACTGGCGTCGATCCAGCACACCGGCCGAAATGGTGGCCCGATCCAGACCGTGGACCTGACAAAGCTCAGTGGTGATGAACTCGCACAACTTGAAAGCATCTTCGGTCCGCTTGCCGGATCCAGCGACGATGATGCGTCTGATCAGGCAGGAGAAGGCGAGGCGGGCACAGGAGGCTGAACGTCAAAGGGTTGCCCATGACGCGGAGCGTATTCGGGCGCGCTGCCAGTCTCTCGCCGCTTTCGTCCGGGAAGCGTGGCATGTCCTTGAGCCAGGCAGTGAGTACATTCATGGGTGGCATATCGAGGCCATCTGCGCCCATCTCGAAGCGATCACCGACGGCAGGATTATCCGGCTCCTGATCAATGTGCCGCCGGGTACGATGAAATCGCTGATCGTGTCCGTGTTCTGGCCTGCGTGGGAGTGGGGGCCGCGCGGCATGGCTTGGATGCGCTACCTCACGACCTCCTATTCGGAGAGCTACGTCAAGCGTGACAGCCGACGCATGCGCGATCTGGTCCAGTCCGATTGGTATCAATCTCTGTGGCCCGAGGTGAAGCTGGTCCGGTCAGGCGAGGCTTCGTTCGCCAACTCGGCAACGGGTTTCCGCGAAGGTGTGCCGTTCCAGAGCCTTACCGGTGGGCGTGGGCATCGGGTTCTGATTGACGATCCCCACTCGACGGAAACCGCTGAAAGCCCGGCCGAGCGGCAAAGAACTACCCGCATATTCCGCGAATCGGTCCCGTCGCGTCTCGTTGATCCGAAAACGTCGGCAATCGTCGTGATTATGCAGCGCCTGCATGAGGATGATGTCTCGGGCCAGATCGTAAAGCTCGGTCTGGGATATGATCACTTGATGCTCCCAATGGAGTACGAACCGGAGCGCCGGTGCCGGACATCAATTGGGTTTGAGGACCCGCGTACGTACGAAAACGAATTGCTATTCCCGGAACGGTTCCCGAGGGAGGTGGTCGACCGGGACAAGAAGCCTATGGGGTCCTATGCCGTCGCGGGCCAGTTCCAGCAGCGGCCCGTTCCTCGCGAGGGTGGCCTCTTCAAGCGGGAATGGTTCGAAAGCAAGTTCATCGCAGCCGCCCCAGCGGGGACCAAATGGGTCAGGCACTGGGACTTGGCCGCGACTGCAAAGACGACCGCGGCGCGAACCGCTGGTGTGAAGCTTGGCCGGGCACCTGACGGACGGTTCATCGTCGGCCATGTCGTGAAGACGCAGTCGGAAGGCAACGCGGTCCGGTCGATCATCAAGGCCACTGCTGAGCAAGACGGGAAAGACGTCGAGATCAGCCTTCCTCAGGACCCGGGGCAGGCAGGCAAGGTGCAGGCAAGGGATTTCATTGCCATGCTCGCCGGCTATGTCGTGAAGGCCGAGCCCGAAACCGGCGACAAGGTGACAAGGGCCGAGCCGTTCTCTGCACAGTGCGAAGCCGGCAATGTGTTCATCGTTTCTGGCGATTGGAACGCCGACTACATCGATGAGCTGTGCCTGTTTCCCGGCGGCTCGTTCAAGGATCAGGTTGACGCGTCGTCCGGTGCATTCGGGCGTCTGTTGAAGCCGAGGGCTGTCCCGCCCGTATTCGGAACCTATGGCAGGATTGCAAATGGCTGATACGCCTTACGCCACGTCCAGCGACTATGACGCCATGCTCCCATATTGGGAAATGGTCGAGACGATCCTCGACGGCGCCGATGCCATGCGGAAGGCGGGTGAAAAGTACCTGCCGAGATTTCCGAACGAAACGCAGGAGAACTACGATTACCGGCGCAAGAACGCCAAATTCACCAACATCTTCCGCGATCTGGTTGAAGGGCTGGCGTCAAAGCCATTCGCAAAGCAGGTGGATTTCGTGGAGGGCTCGGCCTCTGAGCGTGTGAAGGACCTTGGGGAGGATATCGACGGGGCAGGAAATCACGTCCACGTCTTCGCTGGCGATGTATTCTTCAATGGGATCGCCAGTGCGATTGACTGGATACTGGTCGACCACACGCCAGTGCCACAGGGTGCGACCCTGGCCGATGAAAAGGCCATGGGCGCGCGGCCCTATTGGGTTCGCATCCCGGCTATTCGCATGCTGTGGGTCGAAAGCGCCATGATCGCGGGCAAGGAGGCTTTCACTTACGCCGTGATCTACGAGCCGACGAAGGTTCGGGAAGGGTTCGAGGAAAAGACGAAGAAGCGCGTTCGGATCCTGATCCGAGACAAGCAGGAAGATGGTTCCTACGCTCCAGCCCGATACGAGGTTTGGGAGGAGGCGAGCAAGGGCGGCACATGGGTCATGATCGAGCATGGCCCGATCAGCATCGGCGTGATTGCTCTCGTCCCATTCCTCACTGGACGGCGGAAGGAAGGTTCGTGGCAGGTGCTCCCGCCCATGAAGGACGCCGCGTTCTTGCAGATCGAACATTTCCAGCAGGAAACAAACCTGAAGAGCGCCAAGGAACTCACCGCGTTTCCCATGCTCACCGGCAACGGCATCACCCCGCCGATAGATGAAAACGGCAATGCGGTCATGGCACCTATCGGCCCTTCGGTGGTGCTTTATGCTCCGCCCGGAGCGGACGGTGGTCAGCACGGCGAGTGGAAGTTCATAGAACCAACGGCTGCATCGTTGAAATTCCTTGCCGAGGAAGTCGACAAGACAGAGCAGCAGCTTCGCGAGCTTGGCCGCCAGCCTCTCACGGCCCAGACCGGGAATCTGACCGTCGTCACCACGGCATTTGCGGCCCAGAAGGGCAACAGCGCCGTGCAGGCTTGGGCATTGAACTTGAAGGACTGCATCGAACAGGCATTGGCCTTCACGTGCATGTGGCTGAAAGACCCGAGTGAGCCCGAGGTGTCGATCTATACCGACTTCGATGTCGAGACGGATTCGATCGATGGCATGCGTGTCGTGCTCGACATGAACAAGGAAGGACTTGTTTCGCGAGAGGCGACGATCACTGAAGCCAAGCGCCGCAACATCCTGTCGCCCGAGTATGACGAGGAAAAGGATCTCGACCTGATCCTTGCTGATCTGCCCGACGACGAGGCTGAGATTACGGCTGCTCTTCCACCGGCGCCCGCCGACTGATCAGGAACAATTCGGCATCTAACCGGCTCGGCAGGGTGAACCTCCGGGCTATTCCAACGCGCGGGAAGCGCACCAAATCCGGGATGGATACAACATGGCACTCAAAGCAATTCTGGCATCGCTCGATGGCATAGATGATGCGGTCAAAGCCTTTTATGTCGAAAAGGACGGGAAGTTCATTCTCGACGTGGAAACGGTCGAGGGCTTCGCTCTTGAAGATGTATCGGGCTTGAAGACGGCGCTCGGTAAGGAGCGGACGGCCCGCGAGAACGCGGAACGCCTCACCGCCGCATTCAAGGACATCGATCCGGCGAAGGCCAAGGAAGCGCTGGCGAAGGTCGAGGAATGGGGCAATCTCGACCCATCGAAGGAAGCCGATAAGATCGCCAATTCGAAGTTCGAGGCCGCCAAGGCCCAGCTTCTGGAAAAGCATACCGGCGAGCTGACAAGCCGCGATGATCGGATCGGCCATCTGACAAAGACGGTGGAAAGCCTGCTTATCGACCAGGCCGCAACTGCAGCTCTTGCCGAGGCCAAGGGATCGGTCGATCTGCTCCTGCCTCACGTCAGGGCTCATACCCGCGTCAAAGAGGTCGACGGAAAGTTCGTGGTCGAGGTGGTCGACAAGGACGGCAACGCCAAGATCGCGGACTCCAAGGGCACACCTATGGATATCAAGGGTCTCGTTGCCGAGATGCGCCAGTCCGACACTTTCGGCCGCGCCTTTGAGGGCAATGGCCAATCCGGTACCGGCAAGCAGCCGGGCAACGGTGGCGGTGGACTGCCACCGGCCAAGGGAAATTTCGGCGGAACGCGAGAGGAGCGGGCAGCGGCCATAGCCGCCAAGTTCCCGGACCTCGCACAGTAGTTCTGCAATCCATCCGCTGCTGTCTCGGGACGAGAAGCGGCATCCGGGGCGGGAAGCCTCCCACTGAACCAACAATCCCGAGACATCACGAAAGGAAAATCCCATGTCTCTCTCGCAGATGCAGGTTTTCAACAAATACTTCATGCCGGCGACGATCGAGACGCTGGCGCAGATGGTTGACAAGTTCAACGGCGCTTCGGGTGGTGCAATCCGCCTGACCACGGAAGGCTTCGAGGGCGATTTCCTTCAGGAGTCGTTCTATGCCGCCATCCATTCGGCCCGTCGTCGTGTGGACCGCTACGCCTCCAACGCAGCGGCTTCGCCCACGGACCTGACGCAGCTCAAGCATTCTTCGGTCAAGGTGGCCGGCGGCTTCGGCCCGGTTCGTTACGAGCCGTCGCAGATGTCGTGGCTCAACAAGCCGACCGCCGAGGGTGTCGAGGTTGCATCGCGCAACTTCGCTGAGGCGCTGCTTCAGGACCAGCTCAACACGGCGATCGCTGCCCTTGTTGCGGCCATCGGCAACCAGGGCTCCGCGACCACGGTCGATGTCTCCACCGGCTCGGGCGCCAAGCGGGTCGATTACCTCGCGGTGAACGAGAGCCATGCGAAGTTCGGCGACCATTCCAGCCTGATCGTTGCTCAGGTCATGGATGGTGTTGCCTATCACAACTTCATCGGTCAGAACCTAGCGAACTCGAACACGCTGTTCCAGGCCGGCAACGTCCGCGTTGTCGACATTCTGGGCCGCGTGTCGGTCGTGACCGATGCTCCGGCGCTCTACTCGGCCGCCACGACCTCGCCGGTTGTCGCCGCCAAGCGCCGTGTCCTGTCCCTCGTCGCTGGTGCGGCGACCGTGACCGACAGCCGCGACATCATCTCGAATATTGAGACGAGCAACGGCAAGGAGCGCATCGAGACCACGTTGCAGCTGGATTACAGCTTTGGCCTCGGGCTTAAAGGCTTCACATGGGATGAAGCCAACGGAGGCAAATCCCCCTCGGATGCTGAGCTCGCGACTGGCTCCAACTGGGACCTCGTTGCGTCCTCGGTGAAGCACACCGCAGGAACCTTGGCCGTTGGCCTTGCATAAGGGCTGAAAGCCTTTAGAATCAACGAGCCGCCATTGGTTTGCAGACCTCTGGCGGCTCTAACCATAACCCGAACATTGGAGGTTCGAGGTGGCTAAGGCCAGAAATACAGCGCGTCCATCGCTGACGCAATCTCGTCTCAAGGAAGTTCTCTCATACGATCCAGAGGCCGGCGAGTTTCGTTGGCTGGTATGCACGTCAAATCGCGCACCGGCAGGCTCTCTTGCCGGCAGTGTGAGTAGTGCGCTCGGCTACCGCCTGATCGGCGTCGATGGGGTCAGATACTTCGCCCATAGGCTTGCATGGCTCTATATGACCGGCTCATTCCCGGCCGAGCAAATCGACCATGCCAATGCGGATCGATCCGATAATAGGTGGGCGAACCTTCGGGCTGCTTCCAAGGCCGACAACATGCGCAACATTGGCATGAGGTCCGACAATAGCAGCGGACACACGGGCGTCGGCTGGCATGCGCAGACGGGGAAGTGGCGTGCCTACATCGCGCAGGATGGGCGGACGATCCATCTAGGTCTTTTCGATACGAAGGATGCGGCGCTGGCGGCGCGTAACGAAGCCGCAGCGAAAGCATACGGGGAGTTTCATATCCCCTCATAGTCGTCGGGGATTTATGAAAACTGCACTTTGCCTTGGCGGCGCGGCTGGCGTTCAAGACGAATGGACCGCCGCGCTGGACTTGGCCGATTTTGATTTCATCGTTGCATGCAATGACGTGGGTGCGATCTGGCCGGGCAGGCTGGACGCGTGGGTTACGCTGCACCCCGAACATATCACTCGCTGGCGGGATCAGCGCCGGGCGAACGGCTTTGCAGATGCAGCGCGCTACCTCGTTCACGGAGACTATCCGCCGAAATGGGCCGAGTTGGTCGAATTCCGGTTCCCGGGGCAGGGTGACAGCGGATCGTCCGGGCTGTTCACAGCAAAGGCGGCGCTGATCGATCTGGGAGCCGATAGGGCGGTGCTTGCAGGCATTCCGTTGGTTCGCAGCTCGCATTTCTTCGATGCCGTCCAGTGGGAGGCGGCTGGCGGTTATCGCGCGGTCTGGGAAGCACTTCGGCCTGAATATCGCGCCCGTATCAGATCCATGAGCGGCTGGACCGCTCATTTCTTCGGACTTCCGACAACCGAATGGCTGACGACCGGCTCGACCGATGCCGATGTGCCGTCACCAACTCTGGAGAGCACCAGAATGAGCAAGGTCAAACTGACGAAGATCGCCTATGAGCCGCATCCGGTTTCGCTGGAGCGCAAGCGCGAATTGAACCAGCAGGGCTACAAGATCGTCGACGTGCGATTTGCTCCGGCCGAAGCAAAGCCGTATGAGCCGGAGAAGATCGAACTCGGCACCGACAGTGGCGAAGGGCTGAGCGATGATCAGCTTCGCGCTGCCATCGAAGCCGCCACCGGCCAGAAGCCGCACCACCTGCTCGGCAGGGCAAAGCTGGTTGAGCAGTTCAACGCGCTGAACGCCGTGGCGGCTGGCGAGGAATGACCAATGGCCGATCACTACGGCGACCTTCCCGGCGCGTTGGCCTACAATGAGGCGCGGGGCAACACTGCCTGGTCAGCTGCTGGCGTCACTGATGCGCTGCGCACTGCCGCCCTTGTCCGCGCAAGCTCTGCTCTGGATGGCATCTATGGTGACCGCTTTGCCGGCCGTAAGACAGGAGGCCGCTCGCAGGCTCTGGCATGGCCCAGAACAGGCGCATACGACCACTGTGCAGGCGAAGACATACGGAGCGATGAAATCCCTCAGGAAGTCGTCAAAGCGGCCTATGAGCTTGCATTGGCGGAATTGCTTCAGCCGGGGTCATCGTCGCCAACGGTGACGCCGGGGCGGCTGGTCAAGCGGCAGAAGGTCGACACGATCGAGCGCGAGTTCTTCGGCCCGTATGACGGGGTACCGAGTGACGCCGATGACATGCGTCCCGTGCTGATGTCCGTCGAGGACGCTTTGCGCTGTATCCTTCGGCCTGCGTCCCGCGGTGCGCTGTATGGTTTTGTGGCGAGGGCCTGACATTGGCCGGCTTTTACGACGAAATGGCCGACATGGGGCGGGAACTGCTGGCGCCAGAGAGTGCCGGAGGCCTCGGGCAGGGCGTCATCACCGTGGAGCGCATTGAGCAAGAGCCGATGCCCCCCGACTGGCCCACATGGGAGCCGTGGGAAGGCTCTATTACCATCAAGACCTACCTTCTGCGCGGCGCCGTGTCTGGCGTCAGCAAGGAGTTGGTAGACGGGAACACGATCCTTGCGTCAGACCAGATGCTGATTTGCGCCGACTGGATGGCGATGATCTCGACGCAGACGGGTGATGACGATCCGGTCACGTCGAACACGGAAGTTCCGTTCGACCTCGCCGTGCCGGAAGTCGTCAACGTCGATGGCCTCCCGTTCACGACGCTACAGCGGGTGCCGATACCGGGGGCGGGCGTAAAGGCCGCACACAAGTTCATCATTCGAGGCTGATAGATGCTCAAGCGCCTTTCCGCCCGTGAATTGCTCGAGCAGGTCGCAGCCGACTTCGATCCGCAGGTTCGGCTTGCCTGGATCGAGGCGATTGATCGCATCCGGTCGAACATCGTCCTGAAACGCATCGTCGAGCGACTGGAGCGCGGCGACGTGGCCGGCGTGGTTGCGGATCTCGGGATCGAGGACGGTGTTTTCGCCAAATTCGAGCAGTCGCTCTTGCAGGCATACCATGCCGGCGGCATTGCCACGGTGGACAGCATGCCGTCGCTGCGGGACCCCTCGGGCAACCGCGTTGTGTTTTCGTGGGGCGTGCGCAATCTGCCGGCCGAACAGGCCATGCGCGATCACGCCGCGCGGCTGGTCACGGGCATCGTCACCGAGGCGCGGGAGGGCATTCGCGACGTGCTGGTCGATAACCTCTCGCGCGGGCAGTCGCCTTATGATGCCGGAAGGCTGATCGCCGGCCGCGTGAACCGCGTGACCGGACGCCGAGAGGGCGGCCTGATCGGCCTGTCGCGTCCGCAGATGGAGACAGTTGCCCGTATCGAGCGCGCCATGCGCGAGGGCGACACCGCCTACATGCGGGAATACTTGGGCTTCGCCAACCGCGACAAGCGGCTGGACCGCACGGTTATGAAGGCGATCCGCGAGGGCAGGGCGCTTGCGCCAGAGGAAGCCGAGCGTGTGACGCGGCTCTATTCCAACAAGGCGCTGAAGTACCGGGCGGACACGATTTCCATTCTGGAGACGCATTCGGCGCTGGCCCGGTCGAAGCGCGATGCGTTCCAGCAGCAGATTGATGACGGCAAGCTCGATGCCGATCTCGTCACCAAGAAGTGGCGGCGCACAGTCAGCCGGGAGCCGCGCATGGAGCATCTGGCGATGGCCTCGCAGCCCGCCATTCCGTTCAACGCGAAGTTCATCCTGCCTGACGGCATCCAGTGCGACGGCCCGCACGATCCCAGCCTACCGGTAAGGCATGTCGTGGGCTGCAAGTGCAGCGTCGACTATTCGATCGACTTTACCGGCCAGGCGCTGCGCCGCTACCGCGAGCGCACCGGTGGCTAACCAGACATTCGCCGCCCAGATCGAGGGCTGGACCCGACGCGTAAAGGAAGCCGAGGAAGCAGTCTTCCGGGAGGCCGCTCAAGAGCTGGTAAAGCAGCTCAACGACCAGATCACGGAAATGGTCTACGATACACCGGAGACGCCGAATTACCGGCGCACCGGCTTTCTTCGGGCATCTCTGGTGGCATCGACAGAGGCAATGCCTCGCCTGATCCGCGATAATCCGGGGGTTCCGGTCAATGCGGACTATGGCGACGTGATCCTCGTCATCGCGGGCGCGGAACTCGGGGATACCGTGTTTTTGGGCTACACGGCCGCCTACGGATTTTTCGTGCACGCGGGGTCGAACGGCCGGGCACCCCGACCTTGGGTTGACCTCGTTGCGATGAGGTGGCCCCAAATCGTCGCCGCAAAGGCCGCCGAAGTTGGGAAGAGGTTCGGCCTATTATGACCACGCCCACGATTGAAACGAAGATCAGCCAAGCCATACAGGCCCGCGTGGCGACTTGCCTGCCGGCCTACCCGAAGATCTGGACAGACGGCGAGCCTGCTTCGCTGCCGACCGCTGGCGGACAGCCCGCGCCTTATGTCGAGTGCCATTTCGAGCCGAACAGGACGGTGCGCCGCTTTATCGGGTCTAATGATCCGCATGAGCGGCCCGGCCTGCTGCTGCTGACCTTGTGCTGGCCGCTGACGAAGGTTGGTACAGGCTCCGGCAAAACACACAAGGACGCGATCAGGGAGATTGCGGGGCAGATCGCAAGTCACTTCCAGGCCGATCTGCCGATGGATTTTGAAGGAGTCAGGGTCCGTGTGACCGCCGCGCCAAGCGTTCTCGGTGCATATCGCGATGACGCCTATCTGCGTACTCAGGTTCGCGTCACCTACACCTGCTTCGCCTGACCAATTCCCGGCCATCCGGGTATTCCGGCTCGCTTCGGCGGGCCTTTTTCATGAGCCATTGAAAAGGAGCAACCGCGATGGCGATTCACAAAACTGGCGGATCAAAACTCTGGGTCTCGCCCACAGAAGTTGACGTCGATGCGCTCGACGCCATGAGTGAGGGCAATCTGCTGTCCTTCTATGAAGGGATCAATGACTGGGTTGAGGTCGAGGAAAAGGAAAATCTCGGCACTGTTGGCGACAGCGCAGAATCCATCCCCTTCACGACCATCGGCCGCAATCGCGTCCGCAAACTGAAGGGGCCGCGTAACGCCGGCACTCAAGAACTCGTCGTCGGGCGCGATCCGCTTGATGATGGCCAAGAAGTGCTGATCGCCGCTGAAGGCACCGACTTCAACTATCCCTTCAAGATCGAACTGAACGACGCGAAAACGTCAGGGCATTCAAAATCCGTGCTCTACTACGCGGGCCTTGTCCTGTCGCGGCCAACCAATATGGGGCCGAATGCGCAGGTCACGACACGGACATTCAGCATCGACATCAATACCGGGGTGCTTGAGGTCGCCAGTACGGCGCTTGCGGTTCCGGCAAATACCATCCCGCCGTCGATTGTCTTCCTTGGAGGCGATACGTACCGCGCCAATCTCGGATCATGGACGAACAGCCCGACCTCCTATGCTTTTGCCTGGGAGGAAGACGACAGTGGCTGGACGGCCATCCCGAACAGCGACGTTCAGGAACTCGAATACGCCGGCAGCAATGCGCTCCGTGTCACGGTGACGCCGACCAACGGGGCTGGCGCAGGCGCTCCCGCAACTTCGCTACCGGTCGAGACCGCCTAGCATCGCGCTTCTGCGCAGAAACGGGGCGGCGTGTTGTCGGGATGCGCCGCCCCTCCCGACATTCCGACATCAGGTGAGAAAACATGAGCAAGGAACAAGTGGCTGCTGCTGGCAGCTTCGATCTTTCGTCTTTCGATGCCGTCGATGAAGCAGAGATGGAAGTCTACGCGAATGGGCAGCCGACCGGCTGGAAGTTCCGCATCGCCGGGCCGGGACACCCGAAGACCATCGAGCAGTCGAACAAGCTCGCCAAGGAACGCCTTCGTCGCGAGAAAGAACAGGAACAGGCCCGCATCAACGGCAAGCGCTGGAAAGCCCCTGACGAGTCCGTGGACGAGGTTCTGGAGCGCAACGTCAATCTGGTGGTGGACCGCCTGCTTGGTTGGTCGCCGGTGACCATGGATGGAAAGGATTATCCGTTCAGCGTGGAGAACGCGCGGGCGCTGCTTCTGGATCGGCGCAAAGGCCAGCTTCTGATCCAGGCGCTGGAATTCCTCGGCGACGAACAGTCTTTTGGGAAGCGCTCGGCGAGCAACTGACCGGGTACGCCGAGCGCAGTTTTGAACTCGACCGCGACGAGGAAGGGCGGACACGGCGGGATCGGTTGGAAAGCAGGTTGGAGCGGGCGATCCGCAAGAACCGGCAGGACGTGGCGGACGAGCTTCTGGCCGAGCTGGAATGCCCTCCTTTCCCGCTGGCGCTGAATTACGTCTGGCAGGCGTGGGTGAGATTGCGCCGCCGGACGCCGGCCGGTTTCAATGGACCGAACCCCATCACCATAGAGGCAATCGACGCCTTCATTCGCAGAACCGGGCTTCGGCTTGATCCCCGCGACATCGATCTGATCGAGGCGGTGGACGACTTATACCTGCAAAAGATGGCTGAACATCAGGCTTCGGAGCGTGATCGCCAGCAGGCGATCAAGGACGGTTTGGGGCAGGCGAGCAAGCAGGGGCTTAAGACCGCATAACCAGGGAGGCTTCGGCCTCCCTATTACTTGAATTCCTCCTTGGCGCCGTCGTCGTAGACGATCGACCAAACGCAGGTGCGAATGCTTACGTCATCTCTGTGAATTGTGGCTAGACGGATGGCGTCTTGAAAAGTGGCAGAGACGGTGAATTTGTCACCCGGCTGAACGCTGGCATCCCGTTCTAGGCGAGGCGACACTAGAGCATTGCCGATGGCATCTGAGAACATGACTGCGGCGTTGATCATTCGATAGCCGTGTTTGCCATCATATCGAAGATCGACCTCAACGATTGTGCTTGTTCCGCTTTGCCCCTTATCCACTGTGGCGCGCCAATCGATAACACTGAATAGCGTATCGTTGCACGCTGCGGCTGGCGTAGCCAGAATCCCGGAAATCGCCCCAATCAATAGAAAGCGCACGCTGTTCCTCCCGCCGAAAAGGCAGGAAGGTTAGCTCGCAGGCGCCTATGAGGTAAAGCCCATGGCTGACATCGCCCACCTCGGTCTTTCCGTCGAATATCAGGATGCAGAAAAGGCCGCCCTGGCCCTGACCAAGATGTCGGCCGCTGCCAAGAAGGCTGAAGATGCAGCGGTTGGAGTAGCTGGCGCTTCCGGCAAGGCTGCAAAGGCAACGGCGAACATCACAGCTGGTACTTCGAAATCTCGCATTCAATGGGAGAGCTACGACGAGGTCGTCGCTCGGACGGGCGCCAAGATCAAGGATGCGGCTCAGTCTGCGGATGATGCTGCCAAGAGCATAAAAGGGCATGGCGAGGCCGCTAATGACGCGGGCAAGGGCATGGAGAATGCTTCGCTGGCGGCACAGGGCTTTTCGGTGGCGCTGGGGAAAGTCAAAGAGGTGATTGCCGGCTTCATCCTGAACGCTGTCACGGTCGCCGTGGGCGTCCTCATTGCGGAACTG